ATTATTGAAATCTTTTATTTGTTGGTAAAAATCCATTGTAAGGCATATCTTTTGGCTCTTTATAAACTAAGCTATTATTTGCTTCTGGAATAAATTTATTTTCTTTTCTTGTTTGAGCAGGTGTAACTTCAACTGATAACGGACTGTTAACATCTGGGTTTTTACTTCTGTCTTTTTTAGCGTAAATAACTCTATACCATTTATGGTGACAATCACCACCGCCTTTATATAACCAAATAGAATATGTGTTTGCTCCCTCTGGACCCCATCCTGCGTTTACCGATTTACTACCCATTGCGATAATATCTTCTTTACGATATATCTTTGATGCACTTACCATTTTTTGGCAAAATTCCCTTTGTGGGTTATTCGAACCTGTATATTTATATCTTACTTTATAAATATCGCTATCTTGCGCACTTTTTGCGTTAGGGTTTGCCGTTCCTGTTGTTGCTAATTGTAAGTCGATTTTTTCTTCTTCTTCATAGTCAACTTCCCGTTCATCTATAATATCCCATTCATTTAAATCTTCATCTTCACCCATTCCTAAAAACTCATCTAAAGCACTCTTTTTTTTTTCATCGTGTGAGTGCATTTGAACTGCTTTTTGTTCGGTTAACGGTACAAAATATAAGTCTAAATTTATGTTATAAAATGTTAGTATTTCTTCTAACGCTTCTGTTATATATCTTTGTTTTGGTTGTATTACACGTTTCATTAACTGAGCCTCCGCCTCGTCTAATTCGTTTGCGTTATTGCCTAATCCGCCCTCTGACATAATACCAAATAATTTAGGACTTACAACTTTGTGTCCTGTCATTATCTGCTGTCTGCTTTCACCTGTAAGATATTCCCATTGTTTATGCTGAGCATCATTTACAGGAAAAGGTATTACAGTAATTTCGGCATCTCTGCCGTTAAAGCTAATCACAAAGTTCATAGCATTAGGCGAACCTGTTAATTTAGCTTTTATTTTATTTTCTAAATCGTCCTTTTCTTCAGGCGAATAAGTACCGCCATCTGGAATGTTTATAATATATCCAGCACTTAACCCCTTTTTAATTGAATTAATATAAAAGTTAGCAAGTTCCTCCTCCATTTCAGCGTAAGGTAATGCGCTTAAATAGTCAGGGTCAGAAAAGTAGTTTTTACCAGCCTTATATGGTTTAATACAATAAATTTCGATATCTTCTTTTGAAGTTCCAAAAGCAGGGTAATAAGTTGGTGTGTATTTTTGCGGATTACTCCAATCTTTAGAATGCCAATACCCATCGATTACTCCATCTTCACTCTCTATGCAAGGCACTATCTGTTGTTTTGGAATATGATATATAGCTCCTAAACTTTTTTTGTCTTTTGATTTTATTACTTGAATCGATGCCTCACCGAATAATTCAAAATCAGAAATAATTTTACGTAATTCTTTTGAACTAAAAATAGAAATAAAGTTTATCCAAGCACTTGTGTTCACATTCTTAGAACGTAAACCGCTACCATATATAAGATTGCAATAAGAATCTATAATTGCCGAATTAGTAGGCGAACCGTTGAATCTATCAATAACATATTGATAAAATGAATTTTGTTTACCGTTTAAAACCCAATTTTTAGATTTGTTTTCTTCTAATTTAGGTCTTACATAGTTGCTTAGTTGCAATAATCTTATATCGTTACTCATAAAAGTATAGGTCGTTTGTTGCTTTAAAATCTTGTGTTATCTGAGAAGTTGCAAAAATTTTGTCTCTGTAAATTATACCGTTTGCATCTGTTATTTTAACCTGATATTTGTCGTTTTCTGAAAAATTAAAATCAAAAGTTAATGTCATTATTCCGTTTTGTGTAACGTAAATAGGAGTCAATGTAGTTTCTACTTTTGTCTGTTCATTATATAAAAACAAATCGATTTCCCCATCAGTATAGTAACGTGGAATAATTGCGATTAAATGCGTTGTATCGTTTGGGTCAACTTTCTTCATATTATAAAAACAAAAAAACCGCTTTTTTGTTACGAAAAGCGGTTAATTTAAAATAAAAAATAAAAAAGAATTAAACCAAAGCCAAAAACGCTGTTACGGTTGTAGCGTCTAATTTAGGAGAAAGAGAACCTGTTGTGGAAACACCCGTAAGAGTATAACCGTTTAAGTCTGCCTTTGCTCCACCTGTTGATTGTGCAACTGTAAAATCTATACCATCATCGATTCCGACAGCATGAAATATACCGTTTCTATCTTTTACGACTGCCATAGGGAAGCCATAAGCTAAAATGTTCATTTGAGCTGAAGTAACTGCGTCAATTTTCTTAAGTACAAAAGTACTTGTTTGTGTGTTGACTGTCGTACCATTGTTTCTGTCTGGTACTAAAGACTCAGCAACATTGTTTCCGTCTCCTTCAAGTTCATACTCAAAGACTGTTGTAAGGAGTGGATTTATTGCAGTAGCAACCCCTGCCAATACCGTGAAAGGATTTTCAACAAAGTTAAAAAGATATAGCTTACCTATACCGCCCAAACCTTGTTTACACGCCTTTTCTCTACCTGCTGTAATATCACAAGCCATATAATTATTTGTTTAAATTAAGGGCGATAACTAAACCGCCCTTGTTACTTATTTAACTATGCGATAGGTCTTGCCCAAACAATCTCTGCACCGTTGTAATATCCAACACCTGCATTGTAAACCATAGTTCCGATAATCTTACCGTTAAGTAAAGTATCATCTTGGTCAATCATTCTAACCTCATTATGGTCAGCTAACAAACCAGTTGCAAAGATTAAGTTTTTAGGGTCAGCAATAACGATTGTATTAGCTGGCAATCCGTTAACCTCTTCAATCATATATTTACCAAACTTCAAAGTTGTGTTTGCGTCACCACCCAATCCGTTAGAAATTCCTTTTGAAATTAACCAAAAATTATAGTATTGTGCGATGTCTGGAGAAACACCAACTTTCAAACCTTTTCTTCTTGTGTCGATAGGCACAGCGTTGATAGCAAGTTTAATCTGAGCTTCAACGTTAGCCTCAGTAACGGTGTCTAAATCAACATCAATAACAGTTGCATCAGCTAAAAATTGTTTCAAGAAACCATCAAATTCGTCTGCGTTTGTGGCGTCACCGTTCCAAATGTTATCATCCAATTCCTCAGCAGTTTGAGCCAATTTCTCAACAAGAATTGCGTCCATAACATCTTTAGGCGCACTATCATTATGAGCACTTGCACCCATAGAATCTTCACTCCATTGCGCTCTGAAATCTTCTTTACAAACTTCGAAATCGTCTTTGAATTTCTTAGGTTCTAAAACTTTTTCACTTAGTGTAATAGCTCCAGCAGGAACGTGTCCGCAAGTGTATTCTCTTTTACCACCTGTCAAGGCGATTTTTCTAAGATTAAGTTTATAATTTACGTTTGGAAAAACAGTTACAAATCCTTTTGCAATTGTATCCGCTTCTTTGAATGCTTGTCCTACTATCTCGCCTGCTTCTTTGCCTGCATAGTTAGAGGTTACTGTTGTAGTTGTAGCCATATTTTAGTTTTTGTTTTTATTGATTGTGTTAAAAATTCTTTCTTTTGCACTCATTTTAGAAAAGTCTACTTGAACAGGTGTACCGTTAATTGGTTTGCTTGCTGGTTGTTTTGACAATTCAGTTATCTGAGATTGTAGTGTTTCGATTTGTTTTGATTGCTCGCTGTATTTTATCAAAATAGATTTGATTGCGCTTTCAATTTCACTTGCTATTTTAGCATCGTTCGAAACTTTACCATCTTCATTTCCTAAATCTTGTGCAGGTGCAGGTTCTCCAGCTGGTTCGCTTGCTGGTTTAATTTCTTCAACTATACCCTCGGTTACTACAACTAAGATAGTCCCATCTTCAAGAGGGTGTTCACCTACAGGTACAGGAACTTTCGTACCATCTTCAGCAGTTACCCAGCATGATTTTCCTGCTTCTAAAACGTCTCCCTCAAATTCAATCTTAACGCTTCCATCCATAAGCATAACTTCACCTAACTTTATTTCGGTTTTTGCAGGATTAAAAGCAAGTAAAATCTTTTCAAGTAAAGAGTTTGTTTTTGCTTGTTCACTCATATTTATATTTGTTTTTAAATTTACTTCTTCTAACGACAGCATCGCATCAATTGAAAAACCTTGTACTTTGCCTGTCTTTACGTAATCATTCCAAACTTCTTCGCTATCAACTTTCATAACAGCAACCCATGAACCCTTAGGATAACTAAAACCAAAATTATTACTTTTATCATTAGTAGGGTTTTCAACTATCCAAGACTCAGTAAATGTAACACCTTGAATATTCTGTTTAACATCGTGTTCAATAGTGCTATTTGAATGACTATTATTTTTAAAGAAACCGTATGATAATTCTTTTATAGTTTCTTCATTAAAAACTATATTAAATTCCTCACCGTTTTGATTTCGATAAATTGGTTTATTAGGTTCTAAAACTAATCCTACAATTATTCTCTTTTCAGCGTCTACGGTCTTAAATTGTATTTTCTCGTCCTTAGATAAAGCAATAAACAAACCCTCCATTGCTGGATTTTCAACTAAAGAAATCCCATAAACTCCTTTATTTGTAAGCGGATTATATTTAGCTTGGTAGGTTTTCATTAAATAGATTTAGCTTTTCCTGCCATCGCCAATAAAGCAGTTGCATTGTCTAATTTTAATTGAAACGGTTTTGAATCTAAGCCTAAATATTTAGCTTTATCAACGCCCTCTTTAGCATTTGTTTGCGCTCTTTTTAACGAATTTTCCGCAAGTGTTGCGTTTGTTTTTATAACCCCAAGATACTTTCCCCCAGCGTCGATATCTTTTTGAATATCTTCAATTAATCCAAACTGAACATTTACTTCGAACGCTAATTTTATTTCTTCTACTTTCATATTTTTTTGTTATTTATAATTAAACTAAATTATGTTACTATTGTTATATTTTTGCTAACCAAGTGACGCTTCACTTACTATATTCCTATCTAAACTTTGCGAAGTGCTTACATCTGAACTCACAACATATGCTTTAATCGGTGCGCCTTGTTGTGCTAATCCTTGCGCTATTTGATTTGTTCCTGTACCTTGTACTAAGTTGAAAGATGGTGCGCTCATTGTAGAGCCTCCGCCTGAACTACTCGAACCGCCTGAACCTCCGCCACCCGATAAGATACTTTTAGCTTTCAAAGCATTTCCTGTAATCATTGCCGCTAAACCTATATAGGTCGATGCCGTTACTGCTGGAGTAACAACTGCCGCTGCTGGTCCTGCAACTTTTCCTGCTTCAGCCCCTGCTTTTATCGATGCTGGTATAGCGTTAGATATTGCCTGTGCTGTATCTATTGCAATTTGAGCGACTGCAATTCCTTTCTGTAACGCTTGGTTTTTCTTAGAATTACCACCTAATAAATTAGCTAAATTAGATAAGGCATCGCCAGCATCTCTTGCACTGTTATATCGTGTTTCTTGTATTTGTTTATCTAAAGCTAATTGGTCTTCAGCTATTTTTTTTGCTTCATCATATTCGTATTCTTTTCTTGCAATACGATTATTCATTGCAGTAGCTTCTTGCTCTGTCTCTTTGTCTATATTATTTTGTCTAAATTCCTCAACATCTAACTGAGCCTGTTTTATTTCCTCGTCTAAAGCAATAGCTTTTTCAGCATCTAATTTTATCTTTTCTTCTTTTCGTTTATCTTCGTCCTCTTGTGCTTTTTTTGCGTCTTCTTGTGCTTTTAATCTGTCTGCTTTTTGTTTTTCAGTTCTTGTTTTGTTTGCTTCATCTTCTTTATCTTGTGCATCTTTTTTGGCTTTTGCTAAATCATCATTGTGCATTTTGTCAATAGCCAATAATTCACGATTCAAACGTTCAGCAAGTTTCTTTTGATTTGCACCCTCCTCTTTTATAGCTTCATTATATGCGTTCTTAGCGTCTATTTTAGCCTTTGTATATTTATTAACTAAGTCGCCCTCCTCAGCCATGAACTTTTTATTCATAGCTAAAGATTTATCCGCTTGCTCTGTTAAGCTTGCTAATGCTCTTTCTGCTTCACTTGTAACTCCTATAAAGTCTGTAAATCCGTTTACTAAATTTTCTACAAACTCACCAACCTTTGCAAGTCCTGGGACAACATTCAAAACCGCTTGTTTAACTTTATCAAAGTTCGCAATTAACAAACCTAAACCAACAACCAAAGCACCTATTCCTGTTGCAACTAAAGCGATTCTAAACAACTTCATTGCACCTGTCGATGTGCCTACAACGGTACTGTAAATTGCTTGCTGGATTGACGCTAACTTTTGACTTTTAGTAAATAAAACAGACGCTTCAACCGCATCCTTTACGGTCATAGCGAGTCCGCCTGTTGCATCGTTAAGTAACCCCATCGCACCACCATTCTCTAAGACAGCATTCGAACTGTCGCCCATAGATTTAGCAACGCCATCATTTGTTTTGGAAACTTTATTGAGCGAACTATTTAGCTCGTCAACTTGTTTATTAACTTTATCAATTCCAGTTTCCTTAACAACGATGTTTATTTGTTTCTCGATAGCCATATGCGTTTTATTTTTTTAAATGTATTATCTAAACTATTTTTTCCTTTTGCTATCTCTGTATATTTACCAGCCCCATAAAACGGATTGGATTGTAGTAATGTGATTATTTCAGCTATCATTTCCCTTTTCCTATTCTCGTTACACATAAATATCTATTTTTGATTGTCATTCCAACAATCGGATTAACATATAGCAACCCTCCATTACTTAAGAATGAAGCTCCTACTGGTAATATCCAACTTGCTGAAAAGTAATCATCTAAACCAGCGCCTTTTACAATCGGTTGACTAACTGACCTATAATTAACACCACCAACTTTAAGAAAAACGGATAAAGATAAGTTTGTCCCCACAGGAACCACGCCCGTAAATGAAAAATCAACTCCTATAATGTCGTTAAGTGCCACAGGTGTTATCTTAGCATTTGAATCCATCAGGGTTAAACCTCCATTTTCTTCTGGAGTTGCCGAGAATGAAACTAAATTATCTGTCAAAGCAGTAAGTGCTTGCGTATTTGTCGTGTCTGAAATACTTTGAAATCCAGTAGCACTATAAAGTTCGTCAAAGTTATCATTACACTTATCAAATGCGACCCTTAATACGTCACCTGTTCCGTCTCCTGCTGTTGTTCCTATTCCTATTACCTGTTTAGCCATTGTCTGCTGTTGTTATATTGTTATCCGCTGTTATTATATTATTATCTGCTGTTACTATTCGTGGTGCTTGTTGGCAAAAAATATCAATCACTTGTAATGTCGTTGTATTCGTAATTGAAACATTTGTCGAACGTGTTGCACCAGTGTTATTTTCTTCAAATGCAAAGTAAACATTATCGCCTGAGCTTGTAATTGATAACCATGTTCCTGACTCTATTATATAACTATATCCTGCAAGATTTGTTATTGTAACAGTTTGCGTTTGCGCTCTATAATCAGCGTACAATACATTTACATTAGCATTGAATCCATTAATAGTATTATCAAAAGAGTTTATTAAATTAAGTGATACTTCACCGCTTAAAAGATTAATATTATAATTATCAATTCTGTAATAATCGTTTTTTATTTGTAAAACATCATTCAATTTTAATTGTGTTAATATTCTTAACGGTAAAATCGCTTTGTATTTAAAATTCCTACGCTTAATATTAAATACTGAGTCTACATAGTCTTTATGATAGTTTTTGTATAATGTATTTTCCGAAGCGACACCGTTCCATTCGTTGTTTTCTATGCCAAAAACTAAATTATACTGTGGATTAATGAAGTCAATTGAATGGCTTGCTATGTTAACACTTCCGTTAATTAACTCTTTGCCACCTATATCGTTAATAAAACCTAAAGTTTTCGTACCTACTGCTGTCAAAACGTTATAAAATAAATGGACTTTTGGATTTACAGGTGTAATTGTTTCGTCAAATATCCCCCCGTACATTAAATTAGTATTGATATTATCTTTTAAATCAATTAAACGCTCGTAAACAATTTGCTCAAAAGGTAATTCATAAGATAAACTTTCGCCATCTAAAGGTTTTCCTGTTGCTGTACCATCATCCGTTAATATTGTTTCTTCATCCCCATAAGATAAACCATTATTTACTTTAAATTGTTTGTTTAATATAGTTATAGGCTCTTGAAACTTGAATTTAATTTCATTTAATAGCGAACCCCTTTCTATATCTATTGAATTATCATTTATGTATTTTGAAACATTCCAAATTGAACCTTTAGAATAAAAACTTTTTAAAGTATCAACGTAGATATTATCGTACTCATCAGCTATAACAACTAATTTAAACATCTTAAATAAGCCATTTAAGAAGTCAATTATTTTTATCTTAGGTAAATTATTAATTACTTGCAACTGTCCTGTAATTGTTTGCTGTGGGAATGTAGCTGACATACGATAACTTTCGTATCTAAATTCAATCGTTAATTTACTTGTGAATTTAAACTCCTGATTTGCTGAAATATACCAAGAATGTTTTTGCCCAGTATTGCGTTCGATATCAAAATAAAATACATCTGTCCCAGTGCTTTGACTAAATCCACCCGCTAAATTACCATCGATTGTATGCTCAATATTGTACTTTACATTTTCATATCCTGAAGCTGGAACTATGTCAATAAGAGAATATATTCTTTTTCCACCTGCTACAAAAGTATCTTCTACAATATCAACTACACCACCTCTTCCATCAATATCGCCAGTATTAGTGAAGTCCATTCTGACTTTATTGTTTTGCGTATTGACCAAATTAGAATCATTATTAAGCCAAATAAACAACTCTGTAAAATCAGTACGGCCAAAAAAATCACGTGAAAAAGTTACCCTATATTTTGCCTCGATAGCTTCAATAATATTTAAGACTCTTAACGCAGGTCTTAACTCATTCCAAGTTAAACCTGTGTTTGCAATTAAAGGTAAATAAGATATGTTTGCTAACTTATCCGTATTAGTTCCCTCTTGTGAGGAATCGTAATATAATTGCTTTTTAACGAATAAAGGATAAATTAAATTTCCACTAAATAAACTTGAAGTCAAACCTGTTTTAACATTTGAAGGATTAAAAGTGTGTTGAAATTCAGAAAAATCCAAAGAACTTAATTCATCATTTTTAAGAGTATCTTTTAAAGAAACTAAATTACCCCAAAAAGTAAGCGTATAGGCATAAGGTCGCCCTTGCTTAACACTAACTTTATCTAATCTAAATTTACCATACTTAAAAGGTATGCCATCTAATTCTATGCGCCCATCCTGTTTAACTCTTGCATCAAATGAATTATCTATATTGGCATCGTAATAGTGTTTAAAAATACGATTGTTTTTATTCGTGGCAGGAACAGTAAAGGAGCGTGAATAATCAGTAGTGTTTTTAGTGATATCGTTAATATTAGCGATAGAGCTGTTAATCTCTATACTTTCATCTTTGAACCTATCTAAGTCCTCGTTACCTATGTATAATTTTACAACCATTTATATATTGTTAACATCGTTAAAAGCATATTCAAACTCCATTTCGTAATTTATTAAACGGTCTTTTTGTCGTGTCTTATATTCTAAAGATTTTGTTCCTAATTTCAAAGGAATGTAAGTAGTTCCATCGGTAACTTGCCACACTCGCTCTGACAAAAGCAATTGTTTATAAGAATCATTTACTGATTCATTTACAAAGCCACTATTAATTTTAAACTTAGATTTACCTTGAACGTTATACGTTACATATTGGTGATAACCTAAGCTTGGTTGCCCTCTATCGTTTTCAAACTCCTCGCTTGTTGCATTTGTAGAATCGGTTCTTGCTTTAAAAAATGTAAGCAATTGCAACGCACCCTCTTTATTTTGAAAGGCTATATCAATAGGAGTGTATCTACATTCGTCCTGAACTAATAATGTACATGTATAATCTAACTCTGGTATAGTTATTTCAATAACATTATCATCCAAAGTATCTATAACATTTACCCAAATATTTTTTATTAAATTTGAACTGTTTGTAGTTGACGATATTGTAGTAATGTAATTTA